TCATATTACCCATTAACAGGTTCAACAACGAATACTTTTGATTCAACATCACTACCTGAGGGATGTTTATCACAAAATACAATATACGATGATAGTGGTATTGTACAAATAACTTACTGTGCGTCTGGTGTCACCGCAGATTATAATGATTCCGCACAAGTAATCTCAAATCCTGGTACAAATTGTACCAATTTAAATTTGATGGCGGTTGGACAAGCGGCGGCAAATAATTTATCTAAAAATCCTTGCACCATCAAATGTGATGTTAGAAGTGGATTCTCTGAATTTAGATTTGGAGTTTATACTGTTATACCAGCAGCCCATTCGGATAATAGGGATGTCCAATTCAAATTAATTAGGGAATATGCTAGAAGAAAACTAGTTAATAAAGTATTCTGTGAGGGTATTGCAAATTATTCGTTTTTTGACAATTGGTTAGCCGGTTCATTATACATGTTCCCATTTAAAGCGAGGGTAAGATGGGATGATGAAGAAAATTTAGATTTGAATGTCAGAGGAACAAATTATTGTGAAAACTTACTTTACTATAAAGTAAAAGAAAAAACATCTAACGAACCTGTTAAAAGATTTTACTATAGGTCTACAAAATGGAACGGTTCCATTTTCCAAAAAACATCATCGGGTTCACAATTTAGTACTTTAAGACACCCAACAACAATAATGGATTTAGGTCCGAGAGATGAGTTCATCAAAGAAATATGTGTCGACCCAACTCTTGACCCTAATTGTTCGGTTGTTAGAAATATTGGACCGACTTCATATCAAAATTTCAAAGAGATGTTAGGTTTATACATCAATTATAGACTTGACACAAATGCTGATTACGGGTACAAAGATTTCTTTTCAAATACGGGGTATACGTCTACATATCCATTTAACACAAACAAAGAAATTTTAAATGGCGACGTGACACAACTTATTTCAATTAACAACGAAGTTGGTATTGAAGAATTTGATTTACAAAATAGATATTACGGTCAATACAGTCCAACAATATTAGACCCCGATGATTATCAACAACTATTCAAATCACAATCAGGTTCTGCAAATGGACCGATGCCGATAAATTTTGTTTTTGATGATGAAGGTTATAGAGTAAGAGTTTGTTTAAATGAGCCAGGTAGATTAACAGAATCTTCTCAAATAGTTCCATTCTTTTATTGGGACAAAAAAGGTCAAGGATTTGGTGAAGGATATGGTCAATCATGGGATTACTCAACAGTGGTTTCTCAAAGATTACAAGGAATGACATACAACTATGCGTTCACTGGTGACAGCACGTACAATTATTTATTGTTCCCAATGACCAAAGATTATTCGGGTAACACATTTACAATTGCGGGTGCTGATGTTAATGATGGTTCATTTGATGTAGAAGATACTACGGACGTTCACTTGAACTACAATAATCAAGAAGAAGGATTTACTGTTTTACATATTACATCAGGAACAACTTCAAACCCTGACGCAGGTACTTTATGGATTAGAGTAGGTGAATTAGGTGGTTGGGAATCAAAACCTTGGAATTTCGATGTTGATTTTATATTAAAACCAACAGACGTAAACTATACAGGTACTAAACAAATTCTTTCCACACCATTCTTATTCTATTTTGGATTAAGACCGGGAGCGACCGCTATTGATAAATTCATAAAATTATTTGGACCGAAAGGTGCATTCCCGACTCAAGAATAATGGATAAAAAAAGAATCATATTACCATCTAAAAAGTTTTTTGGCTCAATTAATGAAGACCAAACGATTCGAGTTGGATTAGAGGAAACCGAAAATCTTTTAAGAGAAGGTGATAGAACGATAATCTTAAATAATGCCGAATTATTCAATAAAGAAAGGAACGAGAGCACCAATTATAAGATACATGGTAAATTAAAAATGGTCTTTAGGAATCTTTATAGTGGGTCATCCGAATATAACCCACTTTTAAAGAGACTTTATTTAGTTGGAGATGGTAGTAATAACAATTTTGATGGGTTTTTACCTTATCAAGAATTTGCGTTCCTAAGAAAAGATGTATTCAGACAAGTGAACACCATACAAACGGTATCATCTTTAACAACATACACACCCGTTATAACTTATTCTGGTGAAACTGAACATGTCACGATAACAAGTATAGACGCACCTTACCACAATTGGAATGTTTATTTATCCTATGTGTATGGTCAGGACAGTACCTACCCAATGAAATATACTTTAAGTGGTGGAACTTCATTTAGTTTCACTGCGGGTGATGGTATACCATTTAGAGTCGAAAGTTTACCTAATTCTTATAAATTTACTAGTCCCGTTGAACATGGAATGTCATCAGGTGAATTCATTACACTTAGTGGTGGTAGTTTTAATAATACTATAGATGTTACAGGTAGAACATTTAGTATTATAAGTGTTGGGGATTCAATATACAATTCGGAAAAATATGTTTTAGAAATATCAAAATCCGAATTACCATCAGGAACAACACTATCGACTGTTGTTTTTGGTAAAAGATGTCTTGATAGAAATAACATCACAGGTTCAACATCAAGTTACTATGTTCACAAACATAAAACACTCACAGAAAGAGAAGATTATATCTTAGATAAGATTGGATTTGAATCATCAATTTGGGAAAACGAAAGAAAGTTATTACTTGAAAATAGTGCTGGCACCTCAGATGTTTTAGTTGAAAGAAACATGATGGAATCTTTAATTTATGATTTTAAAGAACCATTTATTTTAACAGGATTAACAAACAATTTAGGTTACTTACCAACCGAATTATACGTAACTGTAATTTTAGCTAATAGAAATGGATATTTTGAATATCCACCTAAAGTTGGTTGGAAATTTAATTTCCATGACACATGGGTTGATGAACATTTTAATGGGACGGGCTCAACTGAAACATCCATAACAACTAGTGGATTTAGTAGAACAATTAGCGCCACAACATACAATTTTGTATCAGGAACAGACTTACCACTAAACACCGTTTTACATGGTGCGTTTGTTGAATATAATCGTTCAGAATTACAAGAGAGAATAATAAGTGAGGGATATCACAGATTTTCAAACCCACTTTTTGTCTTTGATTACGGACAAACAGGTACAACAAGTACTTTTTCGGGTGGTTCAATTACAAACATGTATGGGTTGTTTTATCAACCACACCACAGAGTAAAATTAAGACAACTTTCTCCTTATATAGAAACATCTAAAACAAACCAAGTTTACGGTTTACCACAAAATGCAAAATATTTTGAAGATGAGGCATTATGGAAATGGAGAGATTTATATGACCACGGATTTATAGACCCTGAGGGTTTTGGAACAAACTATCCATTCATAAACAACATTCATTATGTAAAAAGTGACATCAATTTCTATTTAAGAAATGAAAACATTTACACAAATAAAAAAGACGCGGTTAAAAATGTAAATAAGTTTAAATGTTAATATGAAAATTCTTGCTAAAAATAATGACCAATCTATTTTGATTTCTTCAAATCAGATGTTTAAAACTGATTTAGGATGGACAGATAATGCCCAAGAAATGGAGCAAGAAATTCTTTATGAAATAATCAACCCAACAGAAAATTACGAGACCGTAAGATATATACATTCCTCGTATGAACAAATGTCACCCTATGATACTCCATATCAACAAACTGATATATGGTATAACTTTTATTTTTTAAACAGTCTTGGTAACTACTCTCAAAATTATGAAGATGTATCAATTACCATGGAAGAAAATTCAAAAATGTTAAAACAATCAACAGAAAGTTTTTTCAGATTAGAATTTTATAAAACAAACAATGACCAATCACCAAACCAAACAAACAGAAGGTTAGTTTTTGCAAAAAATTTATCACTACCCTTAGGTGAGAGAATATACTATACAGGTACCCCATCAGGTGCGACATTACCATTAAATGATTTTATCTACGTACCGGTTTTTACTGGTTCAAATTACAGAAATACAGAAAATATGTACTTTTTTTGGTTTGCTGATGATTCACCATTTAGTGAAACCAATATCACAGGTAACACATTCTATATGACTGCCAAATATTACAATGCGAAAGACGGTAGTGTTATAGATTTTGTCAATAAATCAAAAACCGTAAACGCAACAACACCTTACGTTGAAGAAGAAGATGTTTATTATAAAGTAATTATAGATAGGACGGATTATTCCTATATCGTTTACGCATATAATGGTTCATTAGGTACGAGAAAAGGAACCACATCCGCACCAATAAATTTTTATGAGAGAAAACAATAATGGATATTAAATCACCCACAAAATACGAGATACTTAGGAAGAATATTCCTAATGTTAAATTGTATTCAAACGATGGACCGTATTGGTACAATAGTTTGGGTAGTTTAATATCATGGTCTGAATCACAGTATTTGGACCCATTAGATGGATTTGTTGTTTATAACGTCACTGGTGGAACAGTCTCTTCGGGGTACTATGTTTGGACAGGTAATAGTATTGCAACAACTTCTTATGGTGATGAGGGATGTGATTTAAGTCTTGAATTGTACGCTTGGGAAAATATTACCAAAGGGGAGGCATATGGTGAACATATGTTACCAATATTCTTGGAAACTCACGTTGATGAAATGGGTGTTATGGTTGGATTTGATGGTAACTTAGAACAAGTTGAACAGATATGTAATTTTTCTTATACACAAACGGGTAACACAGTTCAAGTTTACAATACTGTGGATACAACTAAAGTTTCCGAAATACACTTTATCGACTTTACAGTGGATTGGGGTGACGGTACAACAAGTATTTTATCAACAACAGGTATCACCGCGTCAAAAACTTACGCATCAACAGGTGAGACGACAATATCAATATCAATTAACACTCCTTGGAGTCAGTTTGAAACAAAGAAAAAGGTACAAGTACCATCCAATACCACTGTAAGTAATCCACTTGGAACTTTCTCAGGATTCACAATACCTTACACAAATATTACAGGTCAGACACAAAATTATCTAAACGATTTAGATTACTCAGGTTTGAATACAGGTTACACCACATTTACATACGCGGCTATAGGTAAGAGTAAAATCAGTGAATTAAAATTATATGGTACAAACACCTACTCAGGTGTTACTACTGGTGTCACAAACGGTGTTTCGTATAGTGCCTACACCATTGACAATTTATATTATCAAGATTTTGCGGATGGAATCACAACAATTACAGGTACAACTTCAGGTTTCACCAAAGAAGAGGTAATAAATAAAGTTATAACGAGAAACGAACATTTCTTAGGATTCATTGACGAACCGGTAATTTATTCGGATATTTTCGTAGAGAGAGGTAAACAAGGAGTTATGGAAAAAACATTACGATTATCCGAAATTGATAACACGGGAGAATTGTCAATTTATGGAAATGGATATTTTAATATTAGAAAACAATAAATTTTATATTTATTATTAAAAAAACATGGCAGTAGGTAGTTACGGTATAATTAGACCATCAGATGTATCGCCGGAAGATGTTGAAATTTATTTTCACTATGTTTCGGATAGAAATAGCACATCAACTGTTACACTTAAAAAATTAAGTTCAGTTGAGGTATTAACACCCGTGTATCATAATTCAGATACTACGGAAGACACCTCAGCTCCAAATGTCGAAATTTTAGGTGGGTTGTATAATTTAAAACTAACCGCAGATGATTTTGCGGATTTAGGTGTTTATACTTTACACATTCGACCAAAACAGATAAGAACAAGTATTACCGATTGTGGAATTTTAGCATCATTACCTTCAGTTAGAGGTTTGGTTATCGATTTATCAAACGTCCCTGCTGATGATAGAAATAAATTTACACCACAAGGATTAGTCGGATATAGAATAGAATACATCAATTCTTCTGACAATAAAAAAATACCAAATTTTTATAGAATTGTTACATCATCTTTCTACTGTACACCAATCGTTTCAAATTTAACAAGTACGTCACAAAAAGCGATTAGATATCAATATAGTGAACAGGCGACGAATTTAATGTTCCTAACAGTAACTCCATCTTCAGCCCCCACTAACAAGCCAAATACAGTACCATTTATTGGTGTACCATCACAAAAAATCATTTTAACAAACACATATTTAAATCCAACCACGATAGAGATTGAAATGGTTGAACACGACGCTTCAACACTGGCACACGCTCTGTATGGTAATCAAAGTAAGGCGGTTTCACAAGGTATCTATACCATTTATGACAACAACAATAATATCTATAGACAATACAATCTTTACGAAGTTAAAGACGAATTTAATGAGACATTATATGAGATTCGTGAAGAAAGAAATGATGTAGATGAAACCTTAAACTTTGATACTATAACAGAATAATGGCAAAAAGGAAATAACCAACACCGTATTTGCGCTCGACAAGTCTATTCCTGACAAAGATTCTAAGAATTTTACATCTAATCCATTTTCTCAATTTTTAACTTTAGATACTTTAAAAGAGGTTGAGGGTATACAAACAACATCCCCAACTCCAAGAAAAAAAAAGAACGGATGAGGTAAGATTTAAGGGAAATAAAAAATATGCTGATAAATCATTATTTGGTTCTTTAAGAAGTAGAATCTTAGTTTCACTAACTAAAATTATTAATAAATTCCCTGGTGCTATTTCCATATTGGCAGATAGTCCAATAGGTGTATCGAATTTTAGTGCGAGTGGAATTACATATAACGATAGTACCAATACCACAACTTTTTATATTGAGAGAAGTAAAATCTTTAATCCATTTGAATTAGTTTTTGTTGAACCGAATTCGGTAATTAAACCAGAGACCGAAAATGAATTAAGAAATTTTTACTCTTCTTACACAAAATATGTTGTTGTTACAGACAACACACCATACCCTATTTTAGAATACACCGAACCAAACACGGATAATAAAATTTTATTGAGGGTTTATGGTAAACCGTTCACAGGTTCAACTTATTCAAGTAATCTTTTAATAAGACCCAATGACGGTTTAGTGGAAGAATTCTTCCAAGGTTTAGATGATTTAGAGGAATCTCTTTTAAATAGAGATACAAATCCAATTTACACCTCAACATTTAAAGTTCCAAGAGACACCCAAGACAATACAAAAACGTCCTTGGTTGATGTTGTTTTAACTTGGCCGATTTCAAGTGATGGTTATAATATACAAATCACAGGATTTGATTATGACATCTATGTGAACCACTTAAAAGATATTGCGGACGAAATAGATGGTTATAAATCTAATTTAATGGTTAGATTTTTGGCGGCACCTCAGTTATTTGAATTTGACACCGAGGACAAAAGAGCTGAAAGTGTTTTCCAATTATATGGACAGAGTTTTGATAGTGTAAAAAAATATATTGACAACATAGCTTACATGAGAAATGTTAGTTATGACGGTATCAATAATTTACCAGATGTACTTTTAAAGAATTTAGCTGAGAATTTAGGATTATCAACACTAAATTTATTTGACGAAAATAGTTTGAATGATGTTCTATATTCAAGATTAGATTCAAATTACAATGGTGTATCTACAGGTACAAATTTAGTCGAAGCTGAATATGAATTTTATAGAAGATTATTAATAAACTTAGCCCACATTTATAAATCAAAAGGTACTAGGTCTTCTATTGATTTCTTTTTAAAATTCTTAGGTGCACCTGAACCTTTAATTAGAATTGATGAATACGTTTATAAAGTAACATCAATCCCTGCTAGTTTTGATTTACAACAAGACATATACGATGCGATTCAAGGTAACAAAACGTATTCATACGCAACCTTTGATACAACAGGTTACACATATACCAATGTTACATACTCCGCATCAACAACTTTTGATAGAGATGGTTACCCTGTTGATGAATTAACGGGTTTACCAAGAAGAGCGTTTAACGCAACCGAAGGAATATTTTTTGAAAAAGGTTCTGGTTGGTACGATATCACTTTATCACATCGTTCTCCTCTTGTTTTGGATTCTGAAAATTCAACATTAACGGGAACAACAAAATCAATTAAAACAAAAAACAAGGGTTACACATATGGTGAAGATTATTTTAATCTGTACCGAACATTACCTGGTTTAGATACAGGATATGAGTTAGTTCCCGATATTGATAATGGTAACGGTAAACCGATTGAGGATGATTATCTACTAATTTTAAATAGAAAAAATATTGGTATATACATATCACCGGCAAGAGGTATTGACTACGATATCTATAGACAAAGTAGGGAATTATTAATAAGTTTTGGTTCAAATACTTTATTACCACAAACAGGTAAAACATTTGCGGAATTTTTAGACACATTTATCCATGGTCTTGTAACAAATTCAAACAAAATTCGATACAAAAAGAATTACATACAATTAGAAGACGTTTTTCAAGATTATATCTCACAAACCACAGGTTTTACCCCTTACAATCAAATAAATGTTATTGAATTTGTAAACAAATTATCACCTTATTGGCCACAATTAGTTGAACAATTAGTACCATCAACGACTTTATGGACAGGTGGTAATTTAATTGAAAACAATATATTCGGTAGACCAAAATATCAATATAGATACGATTGTCAACCATTAGAATTTATTGAAGAGCTTTATCCTGACTTTGAAACTATTATTGAAGAGGATTTAGAAAATATTTTAGGTGAAGAAAATAATTTTAGAGGGTTAATAAACTTAACCGGAGTAACCTACTACCCTATTATTGAAATAGATGGGACAATTTACGGTGGTGCAGACTACACTGGATTAACATCTTCAATGTATGTAATCCTAAGTGGAACAAGTAACACCTCTAACAGTGCTAAATTATTCGACCCACAACCATTTACAGGTTGTACAAGTGGTGTAACAAGTGGAGACACAGTTAATTTGTCTCTAATTTGTGATTACAAAACCTATCTTGAACCTGATGTTACTCAAATCAAAAGTTTATGGTTAAACGCATTATCTGAATTAATATCAGACATCACTATAACAAGAAATAGTGCCGGTTATGTACCATATTCTGCGTTTACGGGAACCACAGGACAAACTTATTTTTCTGAGACGATACCTTTAATAAAATATCAAACATTTATTGACGAAAATGACGTTGAAAAGGTTAAATTTTCATCTGTAAAATTAGGTCCAAATGAATGTTCCGTTACCGATTATTTTGATTATCGATTTGAAGCCGATTATAATGTAACTAAAAACACAAACGGTATCAGTGTTAAAGTTTACACTGATAATGAAGCTTTTTGTGACACACCTAGTGGATGTACATTAGTAAGTGACGTATTTTTCGAGGTTATTGGATATAAAACAGGTGTACAACAAGGTTCTACATGGCCATTCCACATTTACGCTAACTGTGTAAGTGGGACAAATGAGAATGCGGACGTACACATTGAAAAAGTTAGTGATTGTGTGTACAAACTAACAGGTGTATCTGAAAATGACGTAATTAATTTTAATATTGTTGATGCTGCAAATAAGGAAGTTAACTTTAAAATTGATGGACTACAAGGAAAGATAGAACATGACCCATGTCCTGCACCTAATGGTAAAAGTCACGTAGAATTATTCAATATTGTTGGTTACCAAGGGTAAATATCGAACCCAAGTACTGGTATTTCAGGTGCAACATATTGTGATAACTACACGGGTTACACAATACAACCTAAAGTTGAATACAAATCAATTTTCAATTACGGTTTAAAATGTGATTCCATAGTTTTGGCGGTTAATAGTGGGTTAACAATTGATAATCAAACCACGGAAGCGAATGTTCAAACATACATAGGTAATGGTTCTATTGTGGAGAAAAACGTGTGTGATTTAAATGTTGGTGAATTTGTTTTATCCGCATCGTACAAACCATGTTCAGGCTACACAAACCAACAGATTGTAAACGGACCTGTTTCGGGTTACTCTTTCACATTTAATTACCAAAAACTTGAAATCACCGATATCGAATGTTTGGCTTCGGTTAAAAAAAGTATTATTACCGGATTGACTTTAAATAACAATTATGAAGTTTTTGAAGTTTTACCAACAACACAATTAAGAGTCTATACAAACAGAATAGTTGAAGATTTTGGTACACCAACAAATAGTACCTATTTCTTTGATGACCGTTTCCCTGAAGAATTACAAAAGAAACCAACGGATTTTATAGAACCTTGTTGTGACCACCCTAAAGAATTATATAATCATGGAGATTATTTAATAAACCAATATGGTGACATAATAGAAGTTATTGATGTAGATTTAAATTACTGTGAATCAGGATTGTACTTTAATTTAAATTTCGAATTAAACAACACACCACTAACAGATGAATTTGTTGTCGTTTTCAACGGAAATACGGACGAACAAATCCTAATGAAACACAAATACAATAAACATCCAAACATCGGATTTAATCTCGGTCAATATTATATCGACGCCAATTATTGTTCTACAGAACCAACCAATGTAGAATTAAGTAGTTCCATTTTTGATTGCTAATGATAAAAACAATAAAAATAGACGTTGACAAACCCCTAAAAATTGAGTATATTTTTATAATAAAAATAGATATAGATAAGACTGTAGATTTAAATGGCATTAATAAAGATAAACACAGGTAATTTTGATGGTGAAATTGGTGTTATTACATTTTATCCCTGTACTGGCGGTACCATTAATTTAGGTACTGTTGTGATGCCGTATTATTACGACACAACTTATTACTTAGGAACCTATTCAGTTTATTTCCCGGCACATGACAAAACATGTTATGCCGCAATTAATTGCCCATCCCCAACACCATCAATTACACCTTCAGTTACACCAAGTTTAACACCAACACCACAAAGTACACCTTCAGTTACACCAACCGTAACAAAAACACCTTCAGTTACACCAACCGTCACAACAACACCATCAGTAACTTCAACTCCCTCAGTAACACCATCAGTTACTCCAACGAGTTCAATTACCCCGACCCCATCGGTTACACCAACAAGAACGCCAGATGTCACACCATCAGTTACACCATCAGTTACTCCAACAAGTTCCGTTACACCATCATTAACACCCACTGGTTCTGTAACTCCATCTATTACACCT